TTACGAAAGAATATTTTTAAATAAGGAGGGCTTGTGGCCAAACCATTTGATGTTAGTAAATTTAGAAAAGATATTACCAAAAGTATTGAAGGTCTTAGCATTGGTTTCAATGATCCTACTGATTGGATCAGTACCGGTAACCACGCTCTCAATTATCTTATTAGCGGAGACTTTAACAAAGGAGTCCCATTAGGTAAGGTCACTGTATTCGCAGGCGAACCCGGTTCAGGCAAGAGTTATATTTGTTCAGGCAACCTTGTAAGGCATGCTCAACAACAGGGCATTTTTGTCGTATTAGTTGATACAGAAAATGCATTAGATGAAACTTGGCTAAAGGCGCTTGATGTTGATACTAGTGAAGATAAGTTATTGAAACTCAATATGGCAATGATTGACGATGTTGCCAAAACTATCAGTGAATTTATGAAGTCATATAAAACTATGCCTGAAGGTGAAAAGCCTAAGGTATTGTTTATCATTGACAGCCTTGGTATGTTGTTGACTCCAACTGATGTGAATCAATTTGAAGCAGGCGATATGAAGGGTGACATGGGTCGCAAGCCCAAAGCATTGACTGCGCTTGTTCGTAACTGTGTGAACATGTTTGGTAGTCATAATGTTGGTCTAGTCGCAACTAATCATACATATGCGTCACAAGATATGTTTGATCCAGATGACAAGATCAGCGGTGGTCAAGGCTTCATCTATGCGTCAAGTATTGTTGTCGCTATGAAAAAACTTAAACTAAAGGAAGATGATGATGGTAATAAGATTACTGAAGTGCGTGGTATTCGTAGTGCTTGTAAGGTCATGAAAACACGATACGCAAAGCCATTTGAAAGTGTACAAGTTAAGATTCCTTATGAAACTGGCATGAATCCATATAGTGGATTGCTTGATTTATTTGAGAAAGCAAATATTTTAACAAAAGAAGGTAATAGACTTAGTTATGTTACTGAAGATGGAGAGTCACTTAAATTCTTTCGCAAGGGTTGGGAAAGCAACGAAGATCATTGCCTCGACAAAGTAATGTTAGAATATCAAAATCGTAAACAAAAGATAAGTAATACAAATTCTGTAGTGGAGGAATAACTCAGATGAGTATTACAGTTGTAGCTGAAGTATGGCGTGCTGTTAAAAGCGAAATTGATGAAACGAATCTTCCAGATGCTGCGGAATCACTTGTAGATGTTCTTATTCAAAATGATTATGAAGCAAGCGATATCAAGGCAGAGTTTCGTAGAGATAGTGATGTAATGGATGCTATAAAAGCGTATGTCGCATCACAGGAAGAGGAAGAGGACGAGTACGAAGAGGAAGAAGAGGAAGATGAGGATTACGACGATAATTGGTGATGAATGAACTGGTATACCAGAATCACAACTGATTTAAGTGTAATCCCCGACTTCATAAGTCATTATGAAGCAGAACTATTACAAGCAAAATATGATTGCCGTGTAGGTGGAAGGGTAGAGAAAAATATCTCAAACTTACCCGGTATCACAGAAGAACGCTTCAATCAATTACAAGAGATTGAGGCAGTATTGAATTATCTTAACATACAATTACGTAAGTTAAGACGTAAATACTTTCAGAAATATTTAGAAGGATATAATAGGGCCCTAACAAGCCGTGATGCTGAAAAGTATGTGGACGGCGAAGATGAAGTTATTGACTTTGAAGTTCTAATCAACGAGGTAGCACTTTTGCGTAACAAGTGGCTTGGCATTATGAAGGGTCTTGATAGCAAGCAATGGCAACTAGGCCATATCGTTCGCCTGCGTACTGCGGGTATGGAAGACGTTACGGTCTCCTGATGGCACAGGTGGTGCATTTAATCAACGCCTACCTTACAACACAAAACTACTACCTAGATAGTAAACCAAAAATATTTATAAATTCATATTCAACTATTATAAATTTTGTATATCAAGGCAGTGATATAGAAGTTTGTATATACAATTCTACTTTTATAAAATTAAAAATTGATAACATACCTTATGCTATTTGTGATAGCATAAAAACATTTCGTGGCGAAATGGATAAACTCTACACACTACGTTATCAGTAATGGGCTAATAAAGTTTGACACAATATATAGACCTGTGTACACTACATCTTGTGATAAATTTAAGGAGAGGTTAATGAAAATTCGCACCAAGGCTTTTTTACAAATTACTATGGCTATAGGTATAATGGCAGGTATAGCCTACGGACTTGAATATCTTTCGCCTAAGTATGGCTTCATAATATATACTGGCATTGTAGCAGCCTATATCTTGTATTGTTTGTTTAATATTCGCGTAAGTCAATTGGAATACGAACAAAATAGAATAATTGATGAATTAAAGAAATAGTATCGTCTTAAAGCCCCAGAGCAGCGTATAGTGCTATATTGCTATACATTTAAGCAGACCCGCTTATATCCAGGCCTATTAGGTCCTAGACGGCTACGTAAGTTATTGATTCTATTGGAATTATAGTTCTTGATTTAGGCCTAGTTTGGGCGCATACTATCTATACAGTTGATTCACGGAGTTTTTATGTCTATCAAGTATTATGGTATGTTCACAGACGCAGGTAATGCTCTGATAATGGGCGTGGTTGAGACCGCAAAACGAGCGGAACTTGACTGGGACCAAGTCATGGACTTACTCTATGATCTGAGTACACTTGATGGGTTTGAAGAGGCTACGGATACTGATGTCCGCGAGGCTGTTTATATGGAGTTGTCAAATGGTCAATAAGCGTCACGGCGGTCCCTATGATCGCGGAGCAGCTGATAGTTATTATCAGCGTGGTTTTCGCCCCCACTACTTTGTGGGTGATACTTACAATTCTGAAGAAATTGGTCAGGACCGCATGACCCTTCAGGAGTGTGAGGAATATGCTAGGGGCTACAGAGATAATCAAGCATCTGGTAACTTCAAGGATTGGGGCTAATATGGGCTATCGTACACTTCCCCTGCGTGAGCAGAAATATGGTCCACGCAAGGGTCTTGAAGGTCCGTTTGACTTCAGTGGTCGTACACTGTACTACGATACCAAAGCAGGGCAGTACTACGATCCTACAACAGACTTCTATGTTGAGCAGGCTGAAATGGATCTTATAAATCAAAGACTTACAGAGATTCTAAGTCGTTGATTTTGTTGGATTTATAGTTCTTGACCTAGGGTACGATTTTTCGTATACTAGTATAGTTGATTGATTATTAACGGAGTATTTTATGTCAGTTGTTCTTGTTAAGAATGGGTCGTATCGCAAGGTCCCTGTGATCAATACCCAGTTTAAGTTGGTAAAGGGACTTCAGAGTGGCAAGACGGGTAAGTGGATTACTGTTGAAAACAATGGTCTGTTCCCTAATCAGAGTTCACTCATTCGTATCAAGGTTGAGGATCAGCATGACTATGAATTTGTGGGCGGTGCTGCCCCTGCAAATATTAGTCAGTTTGTTCCCGCCGCTACTGTCGTTCAGGAATCTGATGACGAGGCTATGAATCGTATTGCTACCCGCTTTGCGATTCTTGATGAAATGGCACGTGCTACTACGAACGGTGGCATACGTGCTATGATTGTGAGTGGCCCTCCCGGCGTTGGCAAGAGTTTTGGAGTTGAGCAGCAGTTAGAAAAGGCTAGTATGTTTGATCGTATAGCAGGTAAGACTCTAAAGTATGAGGTCGTCAAGGGTGCTATGACAGCACTTGGTCTCTATGCTACACTGTTCAAGCATAGTGACAAAAATCACGTACTAGTGTTCGATGACTGTGACAGTGTGTTGATGGACGATCTCTCGCTCAACATTCTCAAGGCTGCTCTTGATAGTGGCAAAAAGCGGCGTATTTACTGGAATAGTGACAGTAGTATGTTAAGGCGTGAAGGCATACCCGATGCGTTTGACTTCAACGGTTCGGCTATCTTTATCACTAACATTAAGTTTGATCATATTAGAAGCAAAAAGTTGCAGGATCATCTTGAGGCACTTCAGAGTCGTTGTCACTTTCTTGACTTAACAATTGACACCGATCGTGACAAATTGTTGCGTATCAAGCAGGTGCATCGTGATACTGATGGCGGCCTGTTCCGTGACTACAGTTTTGAATATGGCGAGGCAGATCAGGTCATGCAGTTTATGTGGGATAACAAGGCAAAGTTGCGTGAACTGAGTATGCGTATGGCTCTTAAGATTGCTGATCTTGTTAAGATTAGCCCGGCTAACTGGCGAATGTTGGCTGAGAATACTGTTATGAAGCGGGCTTGATACTCCGTTACCCGCTGAGGCGAGAGGGTCGTAATGACCCTCTTTCCTTTACAACAAAATAAAATAATAGTAAAATATACGATATGCTATTAAAAGATGACCTTGTAGATTATCTAACTCAAGGACACATTCATGTAAGTAAGCAAGATTATTTGTTCTTTAGTAATCTTGCCAAAATTGCCGTTGAGCGTAATGTCACGACCGGGCAGAATAAACTATTGGATAAATTGATAGACAAGTACCAAAAGCAATTACGCAATAACAATTTGGATATACAAAGTCTAAAAAATTTATCTTGGAAAAATCCATTACTTGAAACATTAGCCGAATATCGTAAAACTTATATTAATGTTACTAATAAAGAAATTACTGTTAGAAATCCTTTTAGTAAGAAATTTATCTCAGCATTACAAAAAAGTCGTAGTGATTTGATATGGAATAAAAAACGTAAATGTTATACGGCTGATTATAATACATTTAATTTAAAACATACATTAGATTTAGTTTATAAAAACTTTGAAGATGTGGTATGTAGTAAAAATATACAAGATTTGTTAATCGATATTAAAAAATATGAAAACTGTTACTGGGATCCTACTCTTGTAAAAGTGGGCAATAACTTTTATATTGCAGCACTTAACGAACCACTTTATAATGTTTTACCAACTAAACTTAGTGATGATTCACAAACAATATTCTTTTTAAGTAAGTATGGAATTAAAATTGACGATGATCTAGTTGTAAATGAGGAGCAAAAATTTGCTACCTCACAAATTTATGATATTGATATTGATGAAATTGATATACTAATAAATTATCTACATAACCTAAACATCAAAAAAATACTTATTGAAGGGCATGTGTTATATAGAAATACTCTTTACAAAGAGATAGTGAATAAATTTAAATTATCGGACATAGAAGTTTCAATACCGAGTGATAGCGATTCTAATGATTTCCAAATAATACTAACTTTTAAAAATAACCCCGCTGTTTGGAATCCGGGCAGAGCGTGTAAAGTTATATTAATAAAAAATTCTAGACCTGTATACGTAAAATGAGAGAGTTAATTTGCGAGAAATGTAGGACTAAATTTATATGTAATGGTTCAGGGTACGATTGTTGGTGTTTTGACCAGCCTTATATTAGATTGGATAAAACTGAACAATATACTGATTGTTTATGCGAAAGATGTGTAATAGAATTATACCATGAGAACAGCGAAAATAATTATCAAAGATGAAGTCAACTGCAAGATAGAAGGTCTTGAGTTGGACTGCCGTAAGGCATTGATGCGTAAATTTGAACATGAAATTCCGGGCGCACGTTATCTACCCGCAGTCCGTCTTGGTAGATGGAACGGAAAGGTAAGTTATTGTAGTTTGGCAGGCAGTACATATATAAATTTAATACCAGATGTTGTACCCATACTACAAGAATATGATTACGATATTGATCTTGTAGACCTACGCGAGTATCAAACATCATATAGTTTTGATCAGATTAAAGAAGATAGTTTTAGCAATAAGGTTTGGACTAAAGGTCATACGCAACAAGGCGAACCAATCGTCCTTCGTGATTATCAGGTAGAAATTATCAATAACTTTTTAAATAACACTCAGTGTATTCAAGAGGTAGCCACAGGTGCAGGTAAGACTATAATGACAGCGGCTCTATCAAAAAGCGTTGAGCATTATGGACGCAGCATAGTGATAGTTCCAAATAAAAGCCTTGTAGTGCAAACTGAAGCAGACTACATCAATCTAGGCTTAGATGTTGGTGTGTACTTTGGAGATAGAAAAGAATATAACAAGCAGCATACGATCTGTACTTGGCAAAGCCTTAACAATATGTTAAAGAATACTAAAGCAGGCGAAGCAGAAGTCAGTATCAAAGAGTTTATCGA